TATGGATCCTCTCGATAAAGACTACCTAGAAAAGCTAGATACCGTAACAAGGCAAAAGCTTCAAGCCATGGAGGCCTTACTTTCGTATAGGCCTAATAACGAGAAGTTTCTTGCCTTTCATAAAAGTACTGCTAAAACTAGACTGGTTTTGGGAGGAAGACGTAGTGGTAAAACCACTGCGGGCATTGTGGAGATATGCTGGGCAGCTTTGGGTATTCATCCATATCTAGACTACCCAGCTCCTCCTTTAAGTATTAGGATTTGTAGTGTCGATTTTGCATCAGGAAAACAAATAATACTTCCTCAATTATATCAATGGCTTCCTAAGCAGGCCATTAACAAATGGTGGGCTGAGGATAGAATCCTAGAACTTACCAACGGAACTGCCATAGATATTAAATCCTATGATCAGGATGTTGAAAAGTTTGAGGGAGTTGCGAGACATGTGGTTCTTATGGACGAGGAGCCACGAAATGATATTTATGAAAGTAATGTCCTGCGTACCTATGCCAAAGGAATTAATGGTAAATTAATTATTACTTGTACGCCTCTACATGGAATGACATGGTTATATTATACATTATATGATAATAAAGATGCCGTCCCACCTGCAGTAGAACACTGGCATGTAGCAACAGCAGAGAATCCTAATTTGCCTGAAGATATGGAAAAGCAAATTAGAAATGATCCTGCAATGCGGGATAATTTGGAAGCTTCATTGTATGGAAAGTTTTTCTCCCATGAAGGTTTAGTTTATAAGCAATTTAATTATGATAAGCATACTATTGCTCCGTTGACGGAAATACCTAAAGATTGGTTGATTGTATTGGGTATTGATCCTCATGATAGAAATCCCCATGGGGTTCTGTTTTGTGGACTAACTCCTCAGAATGTTTGGATTGTATTTGATGAACTTTTAGAGACCTGTGTTATTGCCGATTTAGCTAAGAAGATAAAAGCCAAATTAGGACATAGATGGCCTCCTAATTTGTCAGTGATGGATACATCTGGAAATATTGTACAATCAATTTCTGGAAAGAGCGTAGCAGAAGAATTATTACAGACTCATGGATTATATACAATTGCTGCCCATAAAGATATTGCAGCTGGACGTATTAAAGTAAGTAGTCTATTTGACCCAGGGGATGGGAAAAAACCCGAATTGTATTTTACAAGAAATTGTCATAATTTAATTAGAGAAATTAGACACTATATTTGGGATGATTGGGCCTATAGACGTAAGGATAAAATGGATCCCAAAGAAAAGCCTGTAAAGAAAGATGATCACTTGATGGATGCATTGCGTTATGTAGTAATGACAAATATAGTCTATCGACCACCAGGATTTACAGTTACTCGAAAACCTCCAGAAGAATCACATAAAACTGGATATTATTAAGGACAGCAATGCCAAGAGTATCTATTGAAAATTTACATGATATGGATCCAATATCCGCTTACAAGTTCTCAGATTCGGCTACGGTGGATACTATTGATTACTATGGATATGTAGACACTAGTGGACATTGGTATATTATAGAACTTACGGATACTACTGCAAGATATTGTAATGGTACTTCTGACTATGAAGCAAATTGGGCTAACAAAACAAATTTAGATTATGATTTATTTTACAATGTATTTTAAGGAGGAGTAACATGTCAAAAGGGAATACAACAGAAAATGATTTGATGAAGTTGCTATTTAATAAAACACTCCCTTCATATCTAGGTACACTAGCTACAAGTGGAAGTGATGCTTTTTATCTTTCATTGCATACAGCAGATCCTGGAGAAACAGGAAATCAAGGTAGTAATGAGGCTGATTATGATGGCTACGCTAGAGTAGCAGTCTCGCGGGTAGCTTCTGGTTGGACCGTATCTACTAATCAAGCATTAAATACATCCCTAATACAGTTTCCTTTGTGCTCAGGGGGCTCTAGTATATGTACCCATATCTCCATAGGGATTTCGGCAACAGGAGCAGAACAAATTCTATATTCTGGAGAATTAAATGCTCCCAGAACGATTTCTGATGGTATACAACCTCAATTTTCTGCTGAAGATTTGATTTTTGAAGAGGACTAAAATGGGGTTTAGTAAAATAAGAGAAGTAGTCGATGAAGCCTATATAAATGGAAAATGCTGGTACTCTTCTTTTAGGAAAGTACCTGCCCTTGGTTCCGTAGCGGGAGATTTTATTGACTTCTCTATGGCTCCTGGCAATCCGAGACCAAATTATTATACTGGAGATGAACTTGCAGCTAAAGTTTTTACTGGAACTTATGGTATGTATCATGGTGGAGCGGTATCTCCTGCTACTAAGCATCTTCACAAAATAAGTGCACTAGGTGATAGTGCAACTCTTGTACCTTTAACCTTAATTTTATGTGATTATCTTATTTTTTATCCACTGATAGATATGGATAGTACAGATGATCAATATTTAGATAATACTGTTACATTGCCTAGATACATAGATGGAGAAGGTATTAGGGCATTTTTAGTATCCACAAATCCATACTTAGGAGGGGCTACTTTTTATATTAATTATACAAATTCATACGGAGTCTCCGAACGAGTCTCGCCTATTATTACATCAAATACGTCGACCTATATTGGAACTTTAGTTCATTCTGGCCCCGTTGCAGGATCCCAGGGATCTTTTATACGATTAGCTTCTGGTGATCGAGGGATACGTTCGATTCAATCAATAACCTTCCTTGCTCCAAATGGTGGATTAGGAGCATTGGTATTATGTAAACCTCTAGCAACCATGTTTGTTAGGGAGGCAAATATTTGGAGTGAATTTGATTTTATTACAATGAAACCCTCTTTACCTAGTATAGAGGATGGGGCCTATCTTAACTTTATTGGCTCGGTAAATGGTAGTGCTGCTGGATTGGTTTTAACTGGTAACTTTGAAGTGATTTGGAATTAGGAGGTCACAATGGGCTTTTCAAGTATAGATGATTTAGTAAGTGAATTAACTGCACAGGGAAAATTTTGGAGATCCGACTTTCATAAGCTCCCAACAGGAATAGGAACAACTGTTGCTGGAAGATGGTATGACTTAACAATGTTCCCTGGCTGTCCAAATCAATATTATCATGGGAATATGGCATTTAATTACGATTTTCAGGGAGGAGCAGGCGGATGGACATTAGGTAGTGCCAATTGGGTACATACCCCAGCTACTCATTTACTAACAAAAACCGCCGGAGACGCAGCTACAGTGTCACAGAATACAGACTGTGTAAATGGTGTGAGTTATTCTGTAGTCTATACATTAACACGATCTGCAGGATCAATCACAGTATCCCTTGGGGGAACAGATGGTACTGCCAGAAGTTCTTCCGCAACATTTAGGGAAACTATTGCCTGTGGAGCCACATCAAGTGCTCCTTTGGTGTTTACTCCATCGTCTGATTTTGCTGGAACTATTGATATAATTGCTGTAACAAGAGATCTTGGATTTACCCCTTACGATGATGCTGGAGTTGGAAGAGAGGCAGGAATTTGGCATGGAGGAGATGTATCTGCTGATACAAAGCACATTCTTAATATTGGGGGATGGACAAATGTGGCTGCAGGAGCCCCTAGCGTTCTATTACTAGTAGATATGCTAGGATGTTATCCCAGAATCCAGACTAATTTAGCGACTACTCAAACACTCAATAATACCCTCACTCTTCCTCGTTATACCGATGGAAAAGGAGTTAGAGCCTATTTTCAATTAAATACGGCTAATGGAGGCAATGCTTCAAACTTTGTCATGGCCTACACCAACACAGTTCCTACTTCCGGTAGAGGACTTGGTGCTATAGTTTCGAATACAGCCTCTGCCATTGTGGGGCACATAACTCATAGTGGAGTATCAGCAGGAAACTATGGACCTTTCCTTCCTTTGCAAGCAGGAGATCAGGGTATAGTCTCAGTCCAATCCTGTCAATTTACAGTTGCCTCAGCAAGTGCTGGCTTTGTTGATCTTGTATTGTGTAAACCACTTGCTTTCTTACCTCTCACTGCTGCATTTTATGCCTCAGAGAGAGACTTACTGAGCCAACTTCCTAGTCTACCACAAGTGCAAGATGGTGCTGTCTTAGGACTTTTACTATTTGCTGGAGCGGTGGTAACTGCTACCTGCCAATATCAGGGTTATATTGATCTTGGATGGGGATAAGATGTTACTTAGAAATATAACAAATCTTGCTCAATACCCAATAAGATATAGTGCTTATAATGCTACTAAAGAACGTTCTCAGTTAGGCCTTAAGCAAGAGCAGATACTTAATATATATGCTGGAGAAGGCGGAATAGATGCTAGAAATGGTACTCCAGTCGGTTATGGACCACCTTACTCTTGGAATATGCCCCTAAAGGGAGGCGGCCTTGCTAGCAAAATAACTGCTAATGGAGAAGTAAACTACGCCCTCCTTGCAGGTGCAAAGAATTGTGCGGCAATTATTAATGGTTTAGGAACTATAAGTAAGGCAGCCTTACAAATGATTGTAGCCCTTGAGGCCCTAATCTCAGGTAGCGGGATTATATCGTATGCTAGTATTACAGTCCCAATGGCTATGGGAGCTGCAGTATATGGTTCTGGAGGGGTTTCTTATGCCAATCTTGGAACAATTATTAATATGCTAGCTCATATTTATGGAGTAGGTAGTGTTGAGGCAAATATGATTGGTAATGCCTTTATGAGTTCTCACATATATGTTAATGAGGGAGCTGCTTCTGTGGATCAAATGGTAGCTGGAGTGTGGAACGCCCTAGCATACCAATATAATCAGAGTGGAACATTAGGAGAAAAAGTTAATGCAGCAGGAACCGCTGCTGATCCATGGACCACAGCTTTATCTGGGTATGAAACAGAAGGCACTGCGGGATATGTTATTAATAATCTCGAAGGGGACATGGAAACAGTTACAACAGCAATGAATGCTTTAAGTGGAATAACCTTGAGTGGTGGATTAAGTACAACGCAAGATTCGACTTTATCTACAGTCTTAAAAACTGTTAAATTTTTAAAGATAAAATAAGGGAACTATGTATAATTTATTTCCTTTTGATCTTCCATTGAGTTCTTTATTAGGATACAATCTAGAAGTTATTCCAAATAAATCAGAGTTAGGAATAACTGATCCTTCATATGATTTAATGGGAAGATATGGAGAGCCTTCTGAAAACTTTTCTATTTATGGGCCATATTGGTCCGCCCTACAGGCCTGGGAAATGTGGTTACATAAGCCTGAGCCGATCATAGCTATATTAGATACTAGGTTAAGTTCTTTAATACCGGATAAACCCTCATCCAAGAAGGAATACAATTCCTTACTTGATATTGTTAACAAATTTAAATTATAGGAGTGAAATAAGTATGCCAAATCTATTGCCTTTACTAAGTCAGATGTTGGGCCAAGGAGCCCAAACGCCACCTCAACCACAGGAGGGACAATCACAAGGGCAACCTTCGGGCCAGAGCAAGCCTGCTGGGCCATCTAAGCCAAGTCCATTGGAATTGATTATGCCTGCTTTACGAGATGCGATTGCTGGTCTAATTAAATCTCAACCAGTTTCTGCTCGTTTGGAGACATCGCCATCGGGTTCTCCGATGCCCATGGGAACACAAAAATCAGCACTTACAGGGCTAGGAACTGAAGAGAATCCAATTATGAAGCTTCTTAAAAAGATTATCCCTGGTCTAGATCAAAATTCATATTTAAGGCTAGCCTCTACGGGCCAATGGCCTGACTATTTGGATAAGGCAATGCTAATGGGAGGCAATTCTGGAACTACGGGTATTCCCAATCCAACTAAAAGCTTTGCATATGGTGGGGTTGCGGGATTAAATGGGCCCGAGACAGTACAGGTTGGGGAAAAAGGTCCAGAAGTTATTAGTCCTATAAAACAGGCACCCCAAGTTCCTAATTTTATGCAATTTATGCAGCAAATGATGAAGAACCCAGGTGGAGGAATTACGTCAACAGGACAAAATCGAAGTTATTATAATTCTATACTTCCCTTACTTTCAATGCTTTTAGGAGGGAAAGGAACTCAGGGAGCTACAGGAGCTCTCTCTCCATTTAGTTTGAGACAACAGGCTAATATACCAGCTATATCTCCCACATCTCGTTTGGAGACATCTCCACCAGGTGCCCCCGTGCCAATGGGAATACAAAAATCAGCACTTACAGGGCTAGGAACTGAAGAGAATCCAATTATGAAGCTTCTTAAAATGCTAATGGGAGGCAATTCTGGAACTATGGGGATTCCCAACATTGGTGGAAGTCTTACAGGTGCTGGTAGTCTAGATTTATCGAAGTTATTATAATATTGGAGGGAATAAAATGCCTAAAGAAGAAGAATTTGGACCCGATGTGCCCAAACGGAAAGGACAAACATTTATTGATAAAACAATAGATGCTCTTCCTTGGCCTATTAATGAGGCTGCAAAAAAGTTTAAGGAACAGAGGGAGAGAATTACAGGTGAATCTAAAAAGAATCCAAAAAAGGAAACTCCATGGGGAGAGTACGAATAAAGGTGAAATATTATGGCAAAGACCTTAAAAGAAGCCCCTGCTGATTATATTTCAGAGTTATATGATGCTACAAAGCGGTGGAGACAACCCTATGAAGATAGGTGGAAAAATTTCTATAAATTATATAGAAACTATAGGGATGAGACTCAATATCCATTTAAGAGCAATCTATTTGTCCCGTACACTTTCTCCATTGTAGAATCTGTTGTTCCAAAAATGCTAGGAACCATCTTCAATACACGACCTATTATTTCTGTCCAAGCTCGTCAGGGGAGTAATGAGAACTTGGCCAAGGTCATGGAAAGAATATTAGAGTATCAGTTGGACGATGAGCGACTAGAATTCTTTAGCAAAGTTCTGGAATTTTTTAAAGAATGTACAATTTATGGGACCTCTTTCTTGAAGGTAATCCCAAAGTTTAATGATGATGATTTGGTATCCTTTAATTATATAGATGTGGAACCTATTGATTTATTTAACATTTTTCCAGACTATAGAGCAAAATCTATTAGAAGAATGAAATATATAATCCAGTTGAGCTATATGGATTTAGATGAGCTTAAAACACTCGAAGATCAGGGATTCTATAAGGATGTAAAGAAGGTTGAAGAATACTTAGAGAACTCTATTAACGTAGATGAATTTAAAAGAGGACGATTAACTGATATCGGAATTTTAGATGAATATGGATTTGATGCCAATAGGAAAATTGTTGAAGTATTAGAATATTGGGATAGAGATAAAATCTATACCATTGGAGCCAGAAAAGTAGTACTGAAAGAAGAAGATAATCCTTTTAATGGTCTATTACCCTTTATCATGGCAAGATATATTCCAGTACAGCATGAACTTTATGGAATAGGAATTCCAGAAATAGCTGAGGACCTCCAGACAGAACTTAACACTGTACGTAATCAGCGAATGGATAATGTGAACTTGATCATTAATAGAATGTTTATTGCCAATAAATATGCCGATATCAATATGGATCAGTTGGTTTCTTATCCTGGAAACGTTATACTTACCAATGATATCAATGCCATTCAAGCTTTAGATACACGAGATGTAACTAAATCTGCCTATATGGAAGAAGAGATTATTAAACAAGACATAGATAATGCTACTGGAGAATTCATGTATATGCGTGGAGCTCCTCCAGAGAGACGCGAAACAGCCACAGGTATTGTTAGACTACAGCAAGCAGGTACAGTCCGCTTTGACACTATTTCTAAAATGCTTGAATTTACGGTCATTAGACATACTGCAAAAATATTCTTATGGTTAGATTACCAATTTTTACCAAAAGAAGAACTACAAAAAATCCTTGGAGATGTAGATTATGAACTATTAGGTGCTGAGGCCTTTTATCAACAGCCAATAGATGTCATGTTAAAACAATATAACTTCCAGCCCATGGGGTCCTCAACTACAGCTATTAAAGAGGTTAGAATTCAACAGGTTATGCAAGCCTATCAGATGTTTAATCAAGACCCTATGATCAATCAAGTAGAACTTAAGAAAATGGTTTTGGATGTTTTGGATATTAAAAATCAGTCTAAATTACTTTTACCACCTCCCTCCACACCTGAGGCAGCTGGAATGGGTGGCATACCAGGAATGGGGCAAGCTCAGGGAGGGCAGGCTGGACCAGAAGGGCCGCAGCCGCCCCAACCACCGCAGCTACCAACACCAGGAGGCCAAGCTTTACAACCTGAACAAATGATGGCAGAAATGGCCAGAGTTGCAGGTGGTGGACTAATTAAACAAGGTGGTCCCGCAGGAGCAATACAAAGAGGACAAGGTGGATAATGCCAGCTGGTAAATTTACTATACCTAATCAAGTATCATATACTCCAACTATATCGGAATTACTTGGGGCACAATTGCCAGAGTATGAACCAGGCTATACTGGACAGGGATACACTGGTGCCCTAGAAGAACCTGCATTTGGGCCTGAGGATATAGCTCTAATGCTTCTTCCTTTGTTAAAGGGAGCTAAAATTCCTAGCAAAAAATTATCTGAATTGCTTTCAAAACCCACTAGTACATTTAATCTTAAAGAATCTCATATAAAGCCAACTCTTAGACAAATGACTAACACAGATTATTGGGGAGCTAATAAAGAAATGCCAGGGAATTTATGGGAACATCTAGAGAGGTTGTTAGATATGCGAGCAGGGGGAGGACAAAAAGCATGGATGAATGATATAGTTGATCAGGCCTTGCAGAAAGGAAAATATCCAGCAAACAAAGAAACCCAAGAGTTGCTTGAAAGTATCCTAAAATCAGAAAGAGGATCATTAGAGTCGCTTACAAGTATCCTAAAATCAGAAAGAGGATCATTTAGTAATAAACCGATAAAAACAGAAGGACATCATACATTACCAATTGGTGGAATTACTCCTGGTAAGAACCTAGATGCTGCTATATGGCAAATAGAGAATTTGCCAGAAGGATGGAAGACAATTAAAGATATTCCAAAAGAACTTCATAAGAAAGCTACTAGAAAACAAGCAGCAGAAAGAACTGCTCCAAAAATGATCTCAAAAGAAGAAAGAGACAGAATTTTATCTAAGTTAATTACTACTCCAGAACGAGCAGAATTATTGAATGACTATAGAAGACACTTACTAGAAGCTGTATTATCTGATCAACCAAAAGGTACTAAGGCTCACTTATTCGGATCAGCTATATCTAATAAGCCCAACCCAAAAGACTTAGATGTATTACTTGAGTATCCTACTGGAAGGCATTGGTGGGATGTATCACAGAATCCAGAAAAACTTCCTGTGGTTCCGAAAATAGATTTTATACCCTCACCTCCTTTAGAAAGAGTGCCGTCTAACCTGAAGAAAATATTAAAGACTGGAAAAGAAAAATATGGACCAGAGTATGATCTTATTAGAATATTAAGTATATTAGGGGCCTTGCCTCTAACAGGCTTAGTAGAAAGTGAGAAAAAATAATGGAAAGGAAAGATTTATTAATGCAAGAAGCCCCTCCAAAAAGACCAGTAATACTGGAAGAGGGAAAACTTGCTGGTGTAGTGGACGAAGCCGCAGCCCTTGCAGCCATGAAAGAAACTCGTGGTTGGAGGATACTGCAAAGAAAGTTCATAGAGCCCAGAATAACAATAGAGAGGATATTCAGTGCACGGGGGCCATTCAAACGGGCTGAAGCAATTGCCGCAGTGCGAGAACTAGACCTCTTGATTAAATTCGTTAATGGGCAAATTGAAGAAGGGCAAAAGGCTAACGAACAGCTTGAAACCCTACGTAAAAAATAAAGGGAGGAATATATGGCAAATCAAAAAACACTAGATGACTTAGCGAAGCAGGTCATAGACTCACAAGCGGGACTAATGTCAGTAGAAGATTTAAAGGTCTTCTTTGAGGACGTGCCTCCAGCACAAGCTCCTATCAATCAGACCCCTGTGGGGCCAGTTTCTGCTCCAGCACCCCAGGCCTCCACTGAGCCACCTGCACCTATTGCAGAGCCAGTTGTGAGCCAACCTAACATTCTTGAATCTATGCCTGAAAAATTCAAGGATGCTGATGCAAAGACTTCTGTAGATAAGCTCGTGAAGTCTTATGCTGAATTGGAAGCTGAGCTTATTAAAGAGCGAGGAGAGAAGGAAAGGTTAGACAATATAGTGCAAACTATATCTAACCAAACCATTCCATCAGTCGAGGATACAGTCCAACCACAGATTGGACTTCCAGATCAAGATGATGTTGAAGAATCTCTATTCTTTGAAAAACCCAAAGAAGCAACAACTAAGGTTGCCTCAAAGGTAGCTGCTGCTATGCTTATTGCATATCACAATGCTTTGACTGAGGCTCAAAAACGTGTACAATATGTTGAGCAATTTAAGGCCACTCATCCTAATTTCAATACTTATAGAGATGATATGGCTATGATTCTTAAAGCAAGACCAGATCTTGATAAAAGAGTTGAGGCTCTTCCTATGGTATATGAAATGGCCAAAGCAAGGTATATAGCTAGATTGGATAAAATGAGAAAGGAATTAGGTATTCAACCTGAACCTATTCCAGTTCCTCCAGTTCCAATACCAGCTCCAACAGCAATGACGGAAGCTGAGCTTATTGAGAAGGCTAAAGTAGCTATCTTAGCTGAATTACAGAGAAGAAAAGCTGCTACAGGTATCACAGGTGGAGTGACCCCTATAAATCCTGTTGACCGAGCTCAACAGATTGTCACTCAACAGCCCAAAACTCAAGAGGATGCAATCTTCGACGAGATGATGGGGTCAGGCCCTAAAAAGCTTGAACTAAACTTGTAAAAAGGGGGTGCAATTAGAACCTATGTCAACGACAATGATTACCAATGCAACTGGATCACAGAACATACTTTCCAACCAGAAAGTGTTAGATATGGCTGACAAAATTTATTTGCTTGAACCACAGGCCGCACCTTTGTACGTGCTTGTTTCAAGATTAAATAAACGAGTTGCCATTAATACCACAGTTCAGTGGTTAGAGGATGTTCTTAATCCTTCTTGGTCTACTTTGGCAGTTTCGGCTATGTCGGCGATTTCTGGTACATCTTCGACTGTTATGACCGCTAACCATGGTTACTTTAATACGTATGACCTTATCAAGATCCCTTCCACGGGAGAAATTGGTTTGGTTACCGCAGTAGCCACCACAGCGATTACAGTTCTTAGATGTTATCAGGCATCTCTGGCCTCTGCGGCTTCGGCTGCGGCTGATACCGATATTGTTATCATTGGTTCTGCTTTTGAGGAAGGTGCTGCTTCTACTGCCCTTTCAACTCTTAGTACAAAGACTTCGGTGGTTACCAACTATTTACAGATTTTCCGTAAATCGGTTGAGATTACTAAGTCTATGGCTAACACAGAGTTGTACGGTGGAGCTGACAGACCTTATCAGAGAAAGAAGAAGGGTATTGAATTGATGCGAGATCTTGAAAGAGCATTCTTGTTTGGGGAACCATTACAGGATGCGGATACAAGGGATACGTCTCAAACTCATGCTCGTAGAACTAGTGGTGGAATCTTCCACTTTATTTCTACCAATGCTACTGCTGCCGGTGGGGCATTGACAGAATCTGAGTTTGAGGGCTTCCTTAGGAGCGTGTTTAGATATGGTAGCAATACCCGTTATCTATTCTGTTCTCCTCTGGTAGTCTCTGTGATTTCGCTCTGGGCTCAGGGCAAATTACAGATGTTCCCTAAGGATAAAACCTATGGGATCGCAATCTCTCAGTACCTGTCTCCTCACGGAACAGTCAATTTGGTCAAGGAGATCCTGTTAGAGAACGCTGGTGGAGTCTCCAGTACTTCTTACTATGCTGGTTATGCGGCAGCCGTTGAGCTGGAAGATGTTGTGTATCGTTACTTACAGAACAGAGATGTTCAGTTTGAAACAGAGATTCAGCATCCAGCCGACGATTTCTACAAAGATCAGTATATTTGTGAAGTTGGAATGGAATTCCACAATGAGCAGAAACATGGCGAGTTAACTGGAGTAACATCCTAATAACTAACCATAATTTGCTTTAGCGTACATATATACTAACCCTGGCCTACTCAAGAGGGGTAGGCCAGGTACATATTCCTGGAGGTTAACGATGACAAAAGAGCTAACTAAAGGGGCCAATCCTCTTACTTTATACCTTGCTGGTTTGTTTGATGGATTGGGCACGGTGAAAATCGAAACCCCTAAAAAGGGCATGCGTCCATGCTTGTATGCGTGGATAACTTCTCCTCATTTTAAATTGATGGAGATATTACAAAGAGTTGGGGCACATATAAGCCATCGTCCAGATGGTAACTATCGTGCACGGTGGAAAGAAAAGAGTGCTAGTAGAATGTTACAGTCTATTAAACCTCATCTTTCTGTGAAAAAGGAAATTGCAATTTGTGGAATTGAATTCTTTGATAACAAAGAAAGAGATCCAAGCGGAGAAAACGATGTCGTCTATAGGCTTAGATTAAAGCTTATCAAAACGACAGACGAGGAGGTTACTTTATGAGATTTATATCTAAACGAAAAGAATTTAGATTAATCATTCGACCCACTGAAGTGGTTCTTGATGAAGCACGGAGGCCTAGGGTACAGTATGGTGAAAAAGTGGAGTTTAGGAATGGTGTGTTTAATACTAGTGATAAGGGATTAATAGATTATCTATTGCATCATCCATTGTATGGATTGCAATATACATCTGAAATAGGAAATGATCCTGTCGAAATTGAAAAACATTCCTTGGTATTTGACGACGGAGCAGAGATTACAGGTCCAAAACTGGTTGCTGGAAGGCCTACTGATATGATTCTAGGAGCTAGAGCTACAGTTGACCATCCTATTCAGCCAGAACCTATTATATTTTTAGAAAAGATACCCAAAGTTATTACCAAAGAGGAACCACAGTTTACACGAAATGAAGTTGAGGCTCTGATTGATAGTAAACTAGATGCTTTTCTAGAGAAAATAGGAACATTGGTTGTGGCTCCGAGGGTTAAGAAGAGTAGACCTAAGGAATTTCATTGTCCTATTTGTGGAAAGCCTTTCCCCTCTGGGATGGCTGTTGGAAAGCACAAGAAAGAGGAACATTCAAATTAAGACAAGTAAATCCTAAATAAAGGGATTGTCTTTAAGGGGGATAGTTGAACGACCTATGCTGGTGGGACGGAACCAGAATAAAAAACGCTCTTCCGAGTTGGTCACGGAGGCAATGCTACTATCCCCCTTTTCTAATATGGAGTGATTACTAAGTGAACCGATTAAATATACGAAATAGAACTGCTGATTATTTGGATAGGTCAGATCTTAATACGAAAATAGAAAATTGGATTAATGACACACGAGTTGATTTGGCCTTAAAGTATAACTTTAGGTATTTATATGTAGAATCGACAACATCTACAGAAGTTGGCACATCCAAATATGCCCTACCATCAGATTATCTTGGACACTTGGTTATATGGACGGGAGCTAAAAAATTAATGAGAGTTGGTGCACGGGAATTTGATGAACTAACTCAAACCGATATCGATGCATCAGCATCCCCTAGGCAATTGCCATTAGAAGCCAGTTCGTCAGTTACTACTACATCTATTAATGCTCCTCCTGATTATTATGTTGAAAGAGGAATGGAGATAGAACTCTATCCCACTCCCGATGCTGTATATGTTTTAACAATAAAATACTACGCTCAACCAGAGGAATATGATACAGGAACAGGTGGAGATACCGAAGAAGATTACATAATGAGATTCCATCCAGAATCAGTAATATGGGGAGCGGCTTTACGAGGAGCAATTTATTTAGACGATGAGCAGAAAAAGGCTAATTTTGCTGCTGCTTATAAATCTTCTATCGAAGAAATGATTGCCAGGGAAAAAGCTAGTCAAGCTGAGGATACACATCCTCGATTTAAAGACTATAAAGACTTTGATTTAACAACTTTCAAAAGATTAGTTAGAGTACAGGTTTAATGCCATCAAAAACAAAGAATTATTGGAAAGAATCTAGGGCTAAGGAACTCAAAGTAGAGGAAGATCCAGGAAATTGGTTCTATTTTGAAGACCCTAGAGGAATAACTAAACCAGGAAAATACTCAGATTGGTATAGTCTTTCATTGGCATTGGAAGCTGCTGATCTGGCTGAAAAATATAATATTCCATTTACAGATGTTATGTCCACCTTTATCACAGAAACATTAGGAGGAAAAGCAGGAGCTGGGGCTATTAATCCTGGGCATGTTCTTATAGATGCCCATGGCGATTCGTTGGAAAGACTATATCCAAATTTGGAGCCAGACTGGCTAAGTCCTGGTTATAAACGAACGCAGGAAGAATTCGATTCCTTGCGAACTATTTTAATGGATTATAGTGGTAAGTTGCTAAAAGATGCATTAAAGAAATACCCAAATGATATTATAAAAGGACTACAGGCTTATTCTGGAGAGGGAAATCAAATCTATGGGGGTACTAAGGAAGGTCGTTTCTTTGGAATGCCTGCTTCAAAATTAGGACTACAAAATCCAAAGAATCCGAGTTATTTAGCCCATGGATGGGATAAGTACTTTATATCTACATTTTTAAAAAACCATCTAGACCTACAAGGATTAGCAGCTGAGCAAAGATCCTATAATCAACCTAAGGAACCCCAAGAATCCGAATTACGAAAATACCTAGAAACATCGGGGATTGCAACTGAATTATGGCCATTATTAAGTGATTTAGTGGAGGAAAAATAATGGTATGGACAAAAAGATCTATTAATGATAATGAATATACAAAAAGCCAATCCCAATTTCAGATAAGTCCTGGATGGTTTTATAATGAGTGGTTTTATTATGGATGGTTTTTTGATTGGATAGAACGAGTAATGGATATAGAAAGTTGGACACAGGATACTAGCGGAATCAATACATGGACAAAAATATCTAATGTTACTACTTCGTGGGAGACTTAATGGGTACACAAGACAATTTCTTATATAGACCGGCCTATGGAGCAAAAGGTACTACAGAGTATACCTCATTTGATGAGGGTCTATCTGCGGCTGATGCGGCTATAACAAGTTTATCAGCCAGCCTATCTTCTACTACATTTACCGCTACCACAATTACGGCTACAACTATATCTGGAACTACCATATCAGGTGGCAATATCTATGGTACTGCTCAAATTAAAATAGATGATCTGTTATCGGGAGACGATAATACCGATCTTAATGCTTCGACTGCAGCCCATGGTCTATTACCGAAATTAGGAGGAGGGACAGCTAATTATTTAAGAGCAGATGGAAGTTGGAGTCCTCCTGGTGGAACTGGGGATATGAAAGCAGATGGTACGGTCCCGTTTACCTCCGAGTTCTCAGGTACAGATGTCAAGTTTTCAGGAACGGTAAAAGCAGCCACGATAAGTGCTACCACAGTCTCGGCAACTGATGTCAAAGCTACTAC